AACGATGTGTTAGTTATTGCAGTTAGCGGTGCAGATGGCGGTGTAAAAGTAGCAGTGTAAAGCGCAGTTCCTTTAAGAAGCCTAGCATTTGAAATATATCCATTAAGTAATAAATTGGTTCCAGTTTCCGTGCCAAATCTTACAATATTAGTTTCAGTAAAATTACTTGTGTTTCCGGTAGCGGTAGTTTCCAATACTCCGTTTACAAAAAGATTTAATGTTCCGCTGCTGCGTGTAAAAGCAAGATGATACCAAGTGTTTGCAACGGCAGATGTGGTTCCAGTAACTATATTATTGGCTGGCCCGCCAGCGCCACTTCCTATATAAAAAACAAATTTATTTGGAGTTCCAGAGCTAGTGCCAGATAAAATAAGTTCCCAACCTGTGTTTGTTGCCCATTTACATATAAAACCTTGAGACGTTGCTGCAAGTGCATTAACATAAACCCAACATTCAACTGTAAAATCACCTGTACCAAATTGCAACGCCGTGTTGTTGGCAACGGATAAATTATTACTTGCAGTACCGGGAAAATAATTACTCCAATCAGGGCCAAATGGACTTACCGAGCCTTGGGTTGGTGTGCCGTTACGGGTAATAGTAAAAGCGTTGCTACCGGAATCTATAAACGTATTGTTTTGAGCGCCATTAGTTCCGTTACCGTGTAGCAATAGGGTGACGTATTCCCACAATGGATCAAATAACGAACCTAGCGCCATTAAATGTTGGAGAATTCCACTCATGTTAATGCTGCCCCTGATATAAGCCAAATTCCAGAAGAAGACAAACCAGATACCTTGGTTGCAGTTGCTATTCCATATTGAGCCAATGTGCGACTACCAGTAGAGCCTGTTCCAGCTAAGTACATTGTGTCTGTAGTGATGGCAATAGTTACTGCATTAGCAGATAAATTAAGAAAGCTAATTACTGTACCTATTGGAAATGCTACTGATGATGCAGCAGGGATTGTGTAAGTAGCCGCAGCGTCCGCAGATGCGTGATAGATGTGTTTGCCACCATCGGCTAGGACAAGCGTATAAGCGCCTGATTGAGCGTTTTGCGGGACGTTTAAATAACCTAAAGAGTTAGTGCCATCTACTGTGCAAGCGCTTAACGTACCTGACGTTGGAGTCCCTAAGATAGGCGTTACAAGTGTTGGGCTTGTTGCCAATACGTTTGCACCCGATCCTGTGGATGTTGTTACCCCTGTGCCACCATTAGCTACTGCAAGAGTACCAGCCAATGTAATTGTTCCAGAACTTGTAATTGGCCCACCAGTTGTAGTTAAACCTGTACTACCACCAGAAACATCAATAGAGGAAACACCAGATACTGAAGTAGTAATTACCAGTGCTTCAACAATATCACCAGTAAGAGCGCCTACGGCAAGAGTAAATCCAGTACCACTTGTTGCGGTGTAATCTGATGTCGCCAACAATACGCCGTTTAAATAGACTTGCAAATAGCCTACGGCATAGGTTACGGTAAATGCTGTTTGCCCTGATGTTGCTGTGAACGATGTGCGAACATAAGCACTTGCACCGCCAGTAGCATTGACAGTTACTGCGCCTGTTCCACCAGCAGGTGAAATGGTTACATTAGTTCCAGCAACAATTTGAGTAACGCCGCCTGTAGGCGCTGCATTAACCCATTTGCTAGTGCTTGAATTGTAAGAAAGCGTTTGTAAATTACTTGGACTTGTAATTGTTACATCACCAAGCCCCGAAAGATTGCCAGCACCAATTTGAACAACTGCCGTACCATTGTTAATGTACGTTTTTTGATCTGCCATATTTACACCCAACTCGCCCGAAGTCAAGTTGGATGTAGTTGGCGTATTCCCAGCCGTATTAGTGCGTTTGGGCTTAATTATGTTAGCCATGTGGCATCCCTTTCGTTGCTATATAGCAGGGTAAAAAATTTAATAAGTGCCGCCGTCAATCGTAATTCCATCAAACGTAGTCAAGTTTGTGATTGAACCGCCAGTAATTGCTACGCTTGCAGCAGATTGAGTAGACATGGTGCCAAGTCCACTTACTTGCGTATTTGCAATTGCAATTGAGGTTGTACTAGCAGCAGTCAGTTGCCCTTGAGCATTAACTGTAAATTGCCCAACTGCTGATGCGGAGCCATACGATCCAGCAGTGACAGCGGTATTGGTAATGCTGAATTGACTTCCCGTAAGAGTCAATCCTGTGCCAGCGGTATAAGAGCCAGCAGCGCTAAATTGCGACCAATTAATAGCAGTAACACCAATTGTGCCGCCCGGATCACTTGTACAAACCCAACCAGTATCTGCTTGCGTAGAACCAGTTTCAACAAACGTGAATGCGCTTGGAACTTCTGCCCAAACGTCCATATCTGTTGATCGAGTCCAAGGGGTGGTTTGAACAATGTAAATGCCGTTTTGTGATGCAACAGATTGATTTTTTACCAATACACGATCACCAGCAACAACAGTTACACCATCAATTGTTTGTCCACCAACTAATGTAATGCTTGCGGTTGTGGCAACCAAACATGGTGCTTTTACGTTAAGTCCTTGAGCAACACTGTCAACGTAATTTTTTGTTGCAGCATCTTGCAAATTAACTGGATCAAGCACGTTAGTCAACAATTGACTTCCCATGCTAAACGAAGCGGTTGGGCTAGACAAATCAGACAGGCTTGCTTGAGATGCAGCAGTTGCCAATCCTTTTGCATTTACTGTGACTTTTGTAAATGTTCCAACATTGCTATTGACAGTAGCCAGCGTACCCGCAGCAGTGACATTAGACGATCCATCAAACGATGGTGATGTGTAGGACAAGTCACCAGTGATTGCAATGGTGCGTCCTGTTGCCAGTGCCGTTGCAGTTGCTGCGTTCCCGTTTATTGATCCAGCAATTGTGCTGCTAAATGTTTTAGTCCCACCAATTGTTTGATTGGTAGACGTATCCACAAATGCACCATTACCGGCAATCGCAATAATGCTTGTAGCAGAACCGCCAGCACCGCCTGTGCCTGTGCCGTAATACAGCACGTTTGTTTGTTCATTAAACGCCAACTCTGCATTTGCTAAAGTTGTTGGTGCGCCTGCGCCACCACCATTGGCACGGCGCTTAATTCTGATTGTGTTTGACATGATAAAACTCCTTAAAAATTGCCGCCATCAGAGATTTCTGTTTGCGGTATGTTTGTCCAATTACTGTTAAGAAACATTAGTGCATCTAAGTTTTGAGGGTTAGACAAACTAACAGGGTAACCACCAATCGTGCTCGTTCCAGATGGGCCCGGTGGCCCGGGTGGGCCCGGTGGCCCTTGCGATCCAGCAACTCCACGATCAATGGTAATAATTTGCGTTGCAGATGGCGTAACAACTAAGTTTAAATTGTTGCCGTCTATTACGTTAGCGACAATGTTAGCCATCAGTTGGTTACTCCATCCGAACGTACTAAAAACAGCAAGAAAATGATGCTGTCATCAGCAGGGGTTGTGCCAGAAGCAGCAAACGATATTTTTAAACGTCCGCTAAATCCAACGCAATTAGTAGCATTAATGTCCAATTGCGTGTCATTAGATGCAACGCTCCATGTGGATTCATCAATCAACATTGTGAACGTGCCAGAGGCATTTACACGATTGCTAATCGTTAGCGATATGGGGCTGGGAGTTGAAACTGTGTAATCAGCAATGTCAAACGTCAACCCATTGCGGGTATCTTTGATATTGGTAACTGATCTACGGAGGATAGACGCATCAATAGTTGCGCCTGTCAAATCAATAGCAGTTCCATCCAAATTGGTAAGCGCAAGATTCCAGTAAGTTTTTTGGTTGTACACCAACTCGCCGGCAATGATTTCATTAGAAAAGCCGCTAACTTGTTCTAACGTATTCTTGTTAAAGATAGCCAAGATATTCCCCTTTCTCGGGTAGTGACGCCACCCTAAACACTCTCAGGGGTACGCATATTGTCTTGTTTTATTGTACTGCATCTCTTGCTGTTGCGGTAGCAAGATACAAAGAATACAAAATTTGGTACAGTTTTTCTTGAGTTACCGTTTCTCCCGTAGGATTGCCGGTAGTCGGATCAAGCAGGGTAATAATATTATCAGGCACATAAGTAGTTTGGCAACCACCGCTATCAAAGGTAAGCGTTTCAGTTGCGGTAGCTAATGCCGTTTCTTCTAAGAATACACAATTTGGCCCAATTGGCTGGCCTGTAACAATATTAATTTGTCCTTTGCCTGGCAATGGATTATTAATAGTTACCGCACGGCATCGTATCCAACTTGTGCCAGTAATGTCGCTTTGCTTGTAGTTCATTATTTCACCTTAAATATAAATTGGAATGTACCCAGTAACACCGCCAACGGTTACTTGAATATACTTTACTAGGTTATATGTCAAAGTAACAGGAGGATATGCAGTTGGCAAACTTCCGCTTGAACCATTATTAACCGTGGTAACTAATTGAACACCATTCCAAAGCTGTGCATTTAAGTTAGTTACTACAGTTGAACTATTAACCGTCATTGGCGCAACAGATGTGCTTCCAGTAAGCGTAACAGGAATACCCAAAGAGGATGTTATTTGCAATCCATTTCCAGCCAACGCATTAGAAAATAACCCTGTGGAAATAGAATTAGATATATTAGATACGGTTAATGCTTGTCCAGACGTAGAACTAATATTTGCACCAGTTCCACTACTACTTGAGGCATTTAATCCTGTTCCTGATCCTGTACTAAGGGCAAATACACCAGTACCGGATGTTCCAGAATAGGCAACAATTCCATTGGGCGCACTTCCAGAACCATTAAAGTGTCCTGATGCCGCATAAGAGCCAACAGTGTAATTTCCCGAAACAACAATATAACCTGGTGTATTAATACTCCCCGCTGTTAATGTTCCCATATCTGCGCTAATTGCAGACAAGTTGCCAACTTTTAAATTAGATAAGTATGGCGTTCCCCATGTTGTTTGATTGGTTACTGGGTTATAAATACCATCCGATTGAAACATTGCTTGTGATGATCCTGGCGTTTGCACCGTTGTGGTAAACGCCGTTGCCGATGTGGGGCTAAAGTCAGTTGTTGCCGGTAGCGTTGTCCCCGATTTAACCACCGCTGCGCCGGTAACCGTAGGATTGCCTGTGTAAAGTGCATACGCCCGTGCCGCACTATTTCCCGCTGATCCTGTTGATCCTGTGGCCCCTGTTGGCCCTGTTGCGCCATTTTGGGCAATAGATGATATGGAAGCACCCGTCCATGAAACTGACGTTGTGGTTGTCCCTGCATAAGCAGTAATGCCTTTTGTGGCGGCATAAAGATTCCATCCAGCAGTGCCAGGATTTGTAGGAATGGTAACGCTCCACCCACCACCGCCTGTGTATCCAGAATTGGTAGCAGTCGCCCAAGTGTAGGTAGAAGTGCCTGTTGGGCCACTAGGCGTACTTGCTGCCCATTGATATAGATAAACTTGTGCGGTTTGCGATCCAACTGTTCCGGTAGGAATCCAACTAAATGATCCACTTGTCCCGCTAATTGCACTTTGCCCTGTTTCATTTAATACCAACGCACCAAAATAATAAGTGTTTGCTGGTAATGATTGATTTAAAAATGTGAACGTTGTACTGTTAGCCAATACGCCATTTGTGGGTGCAAAGAATTTATCTAATATAGTCCAATCGCTAATTGAAGGCGTTGCTACAGTTGTATAGAACAATCCAATAGCAGTAACCCGTCCAATAGCCGGAGTGGTAATTTGCACATCAAAGTTTGGCACGGTTGCTGTTGGGCGTGATGTAGATACAACCGGAGGATTTAATCCTGAGAAAAACTGAACAGAAGCAAAATTGCTATTGGGAGCCGGTGTATATTGCGTGATAGAACCATCATCATAAACAGCAGCGTTATATTCAATTAAATCAAGTGATGCACCAAGGTTGCCATCAGGCAAAGATACCTCGCTTACTTTCATTGCTCTAAATAGTTTGTTGTTCCATCCGTAAGCAGTATTGGTTAGTGTTACCACATCGCCGGCATCAACTTGAATTGCAGGGTAAGCAGCGTTAATCGTAACAATCAAATCTTCTCGCGCTTGCTCAAGCATACGATTTGCAATGTAAGTCGCTTGGACGCTTTCGTTTATTAAATCAAAATTGCAAGAATATTTGTTTACTGGTTCATTGGCATAAAGCAATCCAGTAGGTGTTTCCAGATAAACAACATCGGGTTGATCTCTATTCATCTTGTTGGGAAAACTTGCCTCAATCTGATTGATTGAATTGCTAATGTCAATCAACGATGTTTTGATTTCCCCAATAACGTTTGTATCGTCAAAAGAAAACGAACTACTTGCATCACGATTGACAACAACAGTCCATTGCCCCGATGCGGCGTTGTACTGGTTCCATGAATCGCAAGCCAACATGATTTTGTCAATGTTGGACAATACGTTTTGGCCTGTGTCCAATACGCCGTTAACGCGATAGCGCACTTGTGTGGCCGAGCCGCCCGTGCTTGGAGTGTAGGTAATGGTGGCATCAGAATAGGTGTTCAGCGCAATAGCCGAATCCCTATTAATCAAAGTGGACAAAATTGCTGTACCTGTTCCTGCTCCTACTCCTGTGGCAGTAAACCAAACGCCTACGTTATTATTTAACGCACCAATGGACGTAAAGTTGGTAGTTCCAAGGGCGGCAATTTTGTAAGTGTTTCCAACAACAAATGAACCAGCAGCGGTAGTCGGCATGGAGTTGTTAAGCATCCCACCGCCATAGGTTTCATTGCCTATGTAGTCAAACCAAACATCGCCAGGCTTGGCCGCGCCGGTATTGTTTAAGTAATGGCTTACGTTAAACGTGATTGGCTGAAGCTGGGTTGTTCCGGCCTCTACGCTATAGGTTAGTTTTGCAATGGCAAACGCTAGGCCATTCATTTGGCGTGTACCTGTCCAGCGCAAAGCAGTTGTAATGTCAGCGCCGCCCATAAACGTAGATGGGGCCGTGCCGGTGACGTTAGTGATTACGCCAGCATCGGTAGACGTATACAAGTTAATGTATAAATTCCCACTGATTTTGGAATCAACATTACCAGCACCATCGGTGAGGCTTACTACTTTTGTAGGATCGGTTGCATCAAACGTGACTATCCTATCGCCATAGTAAAAGTTTCCTTTGGTGGCTGTTCCGCTTCCGGTTCCCGCGCCTGTACAAATAAAGGTAACGCCTACGGTGTTTGCAGATGCACCAATCAAAGTAAAGTTGGTTGATCCTACGGTTGTAATTGTGTAAATCGTACCAACCGCAAAACTACCTGCATTTACTGTAGTTGATTGATTGTAAAGAAATTGTCCATTAGGGCTAATGCTTGAAATAGCCATAACGTAGTACATGACTTTTTGATCGATTGTCAAAACCGCATCAACAAACGTACCACCTAGATAAGCATCACCATAAACGATTGGAAGGCTATTAGTGGTAGCTGGTGCTACTTGTTGTCTTACGCCATTGTCAATAGATGAATTGGCATTTTGATCTACAGAAAATGTACGGGCAACAATGCCAGACACTACAAAATTAATTGCAAAAGTAGCCGCAGCATATCCAACCGTACCCAATGCAGTAATCGCTAATGCTGTTGTTTCATATATAGCGGCAAGAATAATTGATGCTGGCATTTTATTGTTCTCTAAAAAAGGTTGCTTCCATTAGCTTATAACCGCGCTTTGTGTAATCAATAAATGGAGAGTTTGCCAGCACAGAAGTACAAGCAAAAGTCACCCTGCCATCATTAATCATTTCTTGCGCCATCTTGTCAAATTCTTTCCATAGCCTACCACCAACAGTGCTTTCCCGATGTTCTGGTTTTACCCACCATGCAATTTCATTTAACTGAATAACATTGGGACACCAAAAGTTATTGATAACCATTGCCGCCAAGAACCCTCGATTGTCATTATCAATCAATACAAACCCTTTTCCGGCCATCATCATTGCCATTAACTGAGCAACATGACTTTCGTTGTGGGCTTGCTTTTGTCGTATAGCTTCAATAGGTGCTTGCGCTGAATACTCTCGCATCATCTCTATCAAAACCGGCATATCGTATTTTGTCGCTTGTCTTATCATGCTATCCCTTGAATGTTTTAACAGATGGTTCAGTAGCTATATTTGTTCCGCCAGATTGATGTCCAATTCCACTCGGTGTAATTGTTGCCGCTTGGCTTGATTGAACCGGCGGCGCACCAAAGTCAAAATAGGTTGCAGCAATCACTGGCACACGATTCATGGAAGTATCACTAGCATAAATAAAGTTCCAGGCTTTGGGCGTAGTCTTAATGCCTTGTATTCGATTTTCAAGGATGGTGCGGAAGCTGGCGCAGCTAATGCCTACGGTGGCTATTCTTACTCGCATCTGATCGTCAAACTGCTCGGTAATAGATGCGTTGGACACAATGCCCGTATATCGCTTAAAGAACTGTTGTGTTGGCGTTGTAATGATCTGATTCTGGCTATCCAAGAATCCGCGCCATATATCAATGTTAGAACCCTTGATGTTGGCCGCAAGAACCGTAGCAACGTTTGTACCATCCACGCCGGTAAGTTGAATTGCCAAGTCGGTAGATGTAGCTTTAATGTTGCGATCAATCGGTGATATGGAAAGCAAACTACCAAGATTGGTAAACGTCATCCCATTGACTGTGATGGCCGTTGCCGCATTACAAAAATAATAGGTATCGGTTGTGGTAATCAACCGGATAAATTCAGCCTGTACGATTGATGGGCTCGACAGAGCCGTCATTGTGGTGCTCATCCTGTAATGTCCTCAATAAATACAAAGTCGCCGTCCCATTGAACAAATGCGCCGTTTGTCATTGGATTAAGTGTATATGTTGGGCATTGTGATGCAAGTAGATAAAAAGTGCAATCAGAACCTACCGCAGTCAATGTTCCAACGGTAGGTGTGCCTATGATTGGACGATGCAAAGTGACGTTTACCGTACTTCCCGATCCACGCAATATTTGGGCGGTTACCTTATAAGAATAAATCCCAATCTGAATAAAATCGCCAGCAGCAAAAATTACTACAGTTGATGCTACTGAAGGTAGATTTCCAACGCTAATTGTTGTGGCGTTTACGGCTGGCGCTGAAGCAAGAGTAAGCGCAGACGCTTGTCCAGATGTTAAGCCGCCTTGATAGGCCGTAAACCAATTTAACCCTGATTCAACAAAACTGATGGTTTGTGGAATCTGCCTGTCGTAATTGTCAATTGTTTGGATGACATCCCGAACCTGCGGGTAATACAGAAAGTTGTGCGGACGAACAACAAAGTTCCACGGCACAGACGTAAGGTACTGCGCCACGCGAACCTGGCCCGAACGACTGACTTGCTGCCCAACCGTGCGGCGGTTTTGGACGCTGATAGATTGGCTAATGTTAAATATGGTTTGAAACGACATTATGTTCTCCCGCGCCCGACAGAGATATTTTTAGCGCCATAGGCATTTGCCGCCCACACCGCCTTAGAACTGCCAAGGATACGATCCTCAAAGGATTTGGTATCAATGGCATTGATGTTGTAGTTTGTCACGTTTGTCGTGCCGCCCATGCTGCCAAGCTGATTGTTAGGGATAATGGTTCCTGCTGTTTTGGGTACAAATATTTCGGGGCCGCGCTCACCAACTAAAGACGGCATACCTACTGGTGGAGAACCACCATCAGCAAACTCTGGCATTTGGAATTGTGATTGCGTCATGCCTGTAATAGGAGCTCCCAAGAACGCACCTGTTGACAGCATAGCCATAAGCCCTGTTAACCCATTACCACCACTCAAAGCCCTCCACAAGTTCATTGCAGAGGCTTTCAACTCAATCTTCATCAAGTCTTTAATAATGCTTCCAGCGAGATCATGGAAAGACAAGATGCCGGACTCCACAAAGTTGTCCAAAGCATTGTTCATGTTGTTCCATACAGTATCGTTAATGCGTTGAGTTTCTTTTAACTGATCTGCAATCTCAATGTTCAAACTCAAATCTGCTTTTTTGGCAGCAGCTTTCTTTTTCATTGCCTCAAGACTGTCAGGATCATAAAGTCCGCTTGACTCAAGGCGCTTTAATTCCCGTTGATATTGAAGTTCTATTTCTGCTAGTTTTACTTCTTTTTCCCTAAAACCAACCATTGCTATTTGATTTTTAAGTTTATCTTTTTCTATAGCTGCGGTTTCTTCTGCTTTATCATAAAAAGCAACATCAGCTTGCACTCTTTCAAAACGTAGCTTGTTTTCCTCATCAGTAATTTTCTGACGATCTTCACGTTCTTTGATTGCAGCGTCAATATTTTTAATGCGTTGTTTATCACGAAATGTTTCTAACTTTGATTCATAATTTGCAATTTCTTTTTCTTCTTCTGCATTAAATAAATCAGTTCTTTCTTTTACAAAAGCAGCATCTTTTTCTAAAATATCTTTGTTGTATTGTTCACGCAATTCAATAAGATTAAACGATGCTTCTTCTGTAATTTTGTGCTCTTCATCCAACGATGACATCAAAGCAATATGATCTGCTTGACGCTTTGCTTTTGCAGCATTATCTTCTAAAGTTTTGCCTTGTTTAAGTAATTCTTTAAGTTGCAAATTATGCTCAGCAATTGTTTTAAGAATTTCAGCATTTGCTTTTTTTCTATAATCTTCAGCAAATACTGCGTTTTTTCCTTTTATATTTTCTAAATAATCTGCTTCAATTTTTTCTTGTGAAGACGCAAGATTAGCATCTAATTTTAAAATTGCATTGTTAGTTAGCATTGCACTGGAAAGACGCGCAGCGCGTAAAGCATCATCTGTTTGCTTTTGAATTTGCTCTTGTTTGCTTAAACCACCAGCCGCAGCATAATCATCAATTTTCTTTGATTCTTCTACGATCTTATCGCTACGCGCTTGTTCAGCAACAATTCCGGCAACTAATCTATCTTTGATTGCCGTTAATCTATCAATTTCTTTATCTTGCGTATTTTGTCCACCTCTTTCCCAAGGCATTAATGCTTTGCTTTTGTAATTGGCGGTAGTTGCAAGTTTATTTATCTGTACTTGTAACTCAATAATTCTTTCTGCGCCGGTTTGCTCTTTACCAATTCCTTTAAGTGTTTCCCAAAAATCAGAAAGAAATTTACCAGTAGCTTCATAGGCTTGCCCAAGCAAACCAACATTTACTTTTTGACGATTTAAACTAGCATTTAATGCATCAGAAACCTCAATAATTGCTTCTTGTTTTTTGCCATTTTTTTCTAATACTTCAATATTTTTATATTGTTCAAGTGTTAAAAAATGGAATTGTGAATTTAATTTAGCAGCAGATGATGCAGAACCATCTAATGATGGGATAAGTTTTTCAGCCGCTGCTTTTTGTGCTTCACCACTTAATTCCGCATATTTTTCAATAACTGTTGCAACAGAATTAAATGTTTGTTTTGTGAACTGTCCAGAACTAATCATGGCGTTCAAAATATCTTTAGCTTCTCCTACTGATGCTTTAGAAGAAGAACTAATTACACGGGCCATGCCCTCAAAATCATTGGCACTTACTTGAGAATAGTTTCCAGTTAAAAGAATTGATTTGTTTAATTTGTCAATTTCTTCATGGCCTAAATATGCAGCATAAGCCACAGTACCAAAAGCAGCGCCTAGTCCAACCAATGCTCCAGTAGTAGAAAATATTAATCCGCCAAGAACATTAAACATTGGGCGCAAACCACCCATTACGTCTTTAAGCTGTCCACCTTGCTGGAGAGCAGCAATCAATACGTTTTGTCCTGATGCGACTTGAGTAACAAAGTCGGTTGTTTGATACATCAGGTTCTGCTGCTGAAAACCTGTAAGCCCGTTTTGCGCTTTGCCAGCTTTTTTGGCGGCGGCTTCAACTGCATCATAAGCAGCGGCTTGCTGCAATAAAAGCGCATGAGTTTCTTTTAACTTTGCATCATTTTGAGTGCCATATTTTCCTTCATTAATGGCACGTTGCATCAACTCTACTTTTGTTAGAGTTTTTCCATAATCTTCAGTTGCACGAACAAGATCGGCCAAATCTCCAGCCGCCCGATTCATATCTTTTTTTAGTTCATTGCCTAGCTTGCGATTGGCTAAAATGGCTTTATCAATAGATGCCGTAAATTCGGCCATATCTAGGCCAAGAACAACGCCAAGTCTTGCAATATTATTTGATGCCATTTTTATTTCCTTCGCCGAGCCAATTTAGCCGCATACGCTGGGATTATAAAAGCAAGGCGTTCTTTAAGTACGGTTAAAACATCTTCTGCTCTAGCATCCAACGCTGGCCGCAAAAAAGGCTGCATTGCCATTTTTTTAGTGCCAAATTCATTGGCTAGGGATACGGCGCTTTTCTTTACAGACAATACCGCAATGACAGCATCTGTGGGGTTGACATAGCCAGATTGCTGATCTTTAGCATTTGGAATGCGGGCATCCACTCTGAGGGTTTCCCTCATGTGAATTTTGGTGGTGTTTTTGGCATCATAATGAGCCATTGATTGCGCCGTGTTTAACGCTGGCTCCATTGCGTCTTTGGCGGCTTTTACAAGGGTGTTTCTGGCTACTAAATCGGAGCGGAACCCTTCTGCCAAGGCTTTTAATTGCGTCTCAAATTCGGCAAATCCTTCTAACTGGATTGTCCTATTATTGGGGACGTAATCGGCCATATCATTCTTTCAAGAACTGTTCTGCATCGGGACGCGAAAGCATAAATGCCAGCAATTGGTTATTGAGTTGTAGTTTCGTTTCTTCCTCTGTGGGAGGGGGAACGATGTAATCGTGTAGTGATGGCAACACATCCTGCATTTTGTAGGGTGATGCCGTGCTTTTTATTTTGGCATTTAGGTTGCCTGTAGTCAAGCAACTGATTGCCAAAGCAATAGCCTTGTTTCCAATAAACCCGTCACTCAGCAGAATTTCGATATTCCGAAAATCGTCTGAACTTATCTTGTCAGGACACCCGCCGTGAGCCAGGATATACGCCCTAGCCTGTGAGCGAATGTCCCGTATTAGTTTTTTCTTGCGTCCTTGTAACCTGGCTGAATAGCCTCAGAAATCTTTTCTAGGATTTCCATTTGCACTTGAGTCGGCCACTCAGCTTCTACTTCCTCATAGGTGATGTCATCCAGCGAACCATTGGCCGGCACAAGCAGTTTGATGTACTCAAGAATCTTGTTTTCCATTGTGTAGACTGTTTTTGTCAGTCCCATAATAGAACGGCCATCTACGATAACATCATCATCCGAAACTACGACACCTTCAATGGCATCCTTCTTAAAAGGAGCCGCCATTTTCTCAAAACGCTCGGCTACCTTGGCATCATCCAACTTAATGATGCGATCCTGCATATCTTCCATTTCTTTGGACAGGGGAACACGAACTTTAAATTCATGATTGCCCAAAGTGAAGGTTTTGATCCGCAGGGATTGTGAATCGCCAAATGCTGTTGCTAACTTGCTCATGTTTTATCCTTTGATAATTTTGTGGTAAATCTTGTTGTTCAATTCCAATGCGTAGGATACTACTTCATCGGGAGTCATCTTATCAGCATGATGCCGCGCAATCTCATGGGCCAGCGTTACCGCCGTCATGCGTTGTTGGTGAAACCCAAACCAATCTTTACGGGATTCGGATTGGGTTACCAAGAACCCTAGTAAGTCATTCGTGTTTTGTATTTTAGTTTCCATTTATTCCTCTGAAGGTGGTGGAGTGTATCGTGTAGGGGCCGTATAAGGGTTGTGTTTTGCAAGAACCCGCAAAGCAACTCCCTCTGCCGAGTCAGACTCAGTAGAGGAAAGTGCTTGTGCGACTTCCGCAGCGTCTACTACCAATCCTCGGGCAATGGTGTCCAAGTCTTGATAAGTGCTGGTTAGCACCTCCAGCGCGGCGGTAAGTTGTTCAGACATTAGGTATTGCTCCAACCATACTGATTGCCACGGGGGTGAACCGTAAACGTGCATTTAGCCTCTGCGCCAGGTGCAGAGTCAATCTGGAACTGCGATACACGGCCATTAAAGGCGTATGCAATCGTAGTTGCGCCAGCCACCGCAGCCACCACAAAAGTACGATCAATCACGCCGCTGTAGGCATCACCACGAATCAACAGAAGGCCGGCATCCGAGGGATTCCATGCCGCAGTGATAGTCATGCTGGTAGGAGCAGATTGCGTTGGGATTTTGTCGCTTTGACGCGATCCAGCAACCATAAAAGAGGCCACGGCATCGTCTTGTCCAAAAGCGGGAACCGCCTCAACGTTAAGCTGAGTACCTGCTGCGCCTGTACCGTTGGCCGTTGTACCTACGATAGTGGCGACTTGTGCCGTCCACACCGATAGGTTTGCGGTGGAAAATGCTGTGGGGGATGCGCCTGTTTGCATCCACATTGAGGCCGAAAAGCCTGGTAGAACTACTGCTGGTGCTGCCATGATGTTGCTCCTTATTAAACGTTATTGCACCAACCGTACAGGTTGCCGCGAGGATGGATAGTGAAATTGCACTTTGCTTCAGCGCCAGGGGCCGAATCAATTTGGAATTGCGAAACACGGCCAACAAAAGAGTAGTACACAATGTTTGTGCCATCGGTAGCTGCAATCACAAAAGTACGATCCACCGTACCGTTGTAAGCATCGGTGCGGAGCAAAGTATTGATAACCGCATCGCTAGGATTCCAAGCGGCGGTAATCGTCATAGATGTTGGGGCAGATTGGCTAGGAATCTTGTCCGATTGACGCGAACCGGCTACGGTGAACGATGCAACCGCATCATCTTGTCCGAAAGCAGGAACTGCCTCAATATTCATCAAATTGCCAGTTACCGCAATAGCCGCCACATTTGATAGCGTAGACAATTGAGCAAGCGTCAATACAGTAGGAGTAGTGGCGGGTTGTGCGTACATTGTGGCGCTAAAGCCAGGTAGTACCTTATTGGGTAAAGCCATGATAAATTTCCTTCAAGGTTAAATTAATGTTCTATGTTGGAATATCTAGTGTGCAGTCGAGAAATATCTCTGCCAGTTTTTCTTCATTATTGTATGAGTTATAAAGCCAAACTACGTCTGCTTTACTTATCCAAAAGCCGCTTGATCCACCAAACTGCCCCGAATATCCATGCAACGCTTGAAGAACTTGATTACTAATTGTAAACCCATCCTCAATATTTTGGGTAAATATTGAAATCTGAAATATGGGCCGATCTATCCCTTTATTGTTTTGATTCTGTCCAGTAAAAACCGGCTGATGAACATTGCGTAAATTCCAAACCAGAAACTTAGGCTGAGTAGCGTAATTCCGATTAAAAGAGGCGTATACAGGCACAGGCGTGACAATGTTAGCCAATTGATATTGGATTGCTTTTGCATAGTCAACTGGATTGTTTTGTGCCATTACACCGCCGCCACAGGATCATTACGAACGCAAATAATCTTTACAGTCATCCGATCATCAGCTTCGCGCACGTTATCTATGCGCCAATCAAAATTACGCCAATTGATTGAATACAGATTTTGGTTATCAATCATTTCTTTTGTGTTTGGCGTATAGTTCAGCGTAAAGTCCACTACATCGGAATAAACGCGATACTTTTCGCTTATTTTTACATGGTTAGCCACCGAATGCACACGCGCACGGGTTTGGAACCATTGGGTAACAGTCGTACTTTGCTCACCAAAGGTACTTACACCAAAGGTGAGTCGATTTACCGTAATGTTTTCAAACCGTGCGATTGCCATTTACATCACCAATGGTTTGTAATTTCGCAGTAAGGTAGCAACGCCAAATGGGATTTCTCGAATTGGTGTATCTACAGTATTGCTACGGTTGTTGTACAAGTGAGTAAGCAGTAACAGTCCAGCTTGTTTAATTACCGGATAAGCCGAAATCGGGTTAGCCACGGTGGAATATTCAATCACAATTGGAGCCGTCATTACCGAATTGATTGATGTCGGCAGACTATTCACAATCACTTTGTTGCCCGAAGCATCATAGTAATAATTGGAACTGGCAATCGTCACCAACTCAGGCGGGAAATTGTCGTTCCAGTATTTTAGCGAATTAACCGTAATACCAGCCTGTCCGCTATTGATGTTTTGGCTTACCTCGGGCAAGTCAAAGCAAATAGGCGAGGAAACTAGACTTTCAATGCCATACCAAACTCGATACGTCAGGCTGAAGATTGATAACCCTAAGTAATCTTCAATTGCTTGGCGGGTAGCCAATTCCAACCCCTGCAAATAGCTATCTTGGCTTTCATCGCCGAACAGGTTCAACTGCTGGGTGATTTCTTCCAGCGTCAACCATGCCGTCAAATTGTCGCGGTTGATTTGCTCAACCTTGACGTAATTAAACGGGTTGCGTGTGACTGCCCCGTAGGGCACTCCAGCCATGACGGTATCTGCTGGCATATTAAACGCCCACTAAACGAATACCAGCAAATGGATCACGAACGGTACTAGCAAGACGTTTTTCCGCATACAGATTTATGAAACCAGGCGTTGTCTGATCGAATGCTTGCACCGTCATTTCTTCAATGTCAGCAATCGTTACAAAGTTGGGCCAGTTAGCCAGATAGATGCTGAAGTTTCCAGCGCCCACCAGTTGCATATAGGGATTAGGGATCACAGGGAAACCAAATATATAAGTTACTGCGCCACCATCGCCATCACCAACTTCAGGGAATTGCTTAATTGCAGCGCCGCCCAAGTTGCGTAGATTGTGGATTGTCTGCGGGTGCATCATCCATGCAGTACCAGGCAACGTCCAATATTGGGCAGGGAACAACCGAGCCATATCAGTGATGTCACCATACACAATAGCCGCACCCGCTTGGCTTACGGTTGCAATGCTATGGATACCATTAGTGATTGCCGTGCCGCTAGAGCCAAATGCTGACGCGCTGGCAGTCGTGTACATATTCAGCCCACGCAAACCGCTTGTAGCGCCGTATGCGGTAGTTGTAGAGCCAGCCTGATCGTTGTTAAGAATCATAGATGCTGCTTCAACAGCGCCAAACTCTTGCATCAAATCTTGAACAAGGGTTTCATCTAAATAATTTACATCTGTAAGCACCGCAGTACGAATAGGCAGTTGTGCAGTAATCACGCGAGTGGGCAATTGCCAAATAGATGTGTCGGTATCGGGCGTTCCGCTATCGGCGGTAAACGTGTAGCCCCAAGGGTTTGTTTGATTTGTGCTGTTACCAACTTTGGCAACAAACTGCACAGAACTTTGTCCAGCACGAAAAACTTGTCGCGCTGCTTGTCGAATCGGGTTTGCAAAACGCAACGCTGCGAATGCATCATCAAATAAAGTGCGTCCACCCTTGTTATCACCAGAACCTGTAAGGCTTGATGCTTCTTTCAAGTCAATGGTTACTTTGCCACCCTCATTGATAGTTTGCTTAATGCCCGTAAGGATTTTTTCGGTAATAGTCATGGTGATACTTTCGGATTGAGAAAAAGGCGGGGGCCGCAGCCCCCACCAAGGCAACAATTAGGTTGCTGTTCCGGTAGAACGATAGCGCACACCAGCGTTCGGATCACGAACCGATGTAGCCAAACGCTTCTCGCCAAAGAACGTGATGTAGCCTGGCAACGTTTGATCGTAGCGGCGCATAACCATGTTCAGA